GGCAGCGGTTCTTCACTGGCGGCAAGGCTGGATGCCATGTATGAAGTGGTTACAAAGTATCTTCCTAAGTTAGCAAACAGTCAGGTGGTATTGGATTCCGGTGTATTAGTTGGAGAGTTATCTGACGGGCTGAACCGGGAGCTGGGAAAGGCGTATTCATGATAAGGAAATTCAGACTCATAAACGGGGAAGGGGTGTCATGGGATTTAAATGCCCGGACATCCTTTTTCCATTCCATTGGCGGCTTCGGCTATAAGGACGGGACGCAGTATGAACAAATCGGCACGGACTTCATCCCTCTGGAGGAACTATTCTCACAAGGAGCAATGACCGGGCGGATATTTTTCGGAGGGATAAACGCATACCAGAACTACCGGGCATTTTCAAGATTCGTCCGGGCGGTGCCGCTGACCCTCGTGTATGAGATGGAGGAGGCGTTCCGCGTCCCGGTGCGGATGACGGAGATTGCAAAAAGTGAATTAATTACGGGCGGCGCAGGCTTAGACTGCGAGGTGGTTTTCACCGCGACGGGGCTGTTTTATAAGAATGTTTCCGGCTACAGTGGGACACTCTCCATCGGCGGGAAAATCTATCCATACGAATACACTTATGCCTATGCGGATGTGACGCAGAACACCCTCATGATCGACAGCGACAGCCACGGGGACAGCCCATGCAGGGTGACGGTGTACGGCCCCTGCACGAACCCGGTATGGAAGCACTATGTGAACAACGTGCTTTATGAGACCGGGCGGTATGAGGGCAGCATCCCGGACGGGCATAAGCTGGTCATCGACACCACGCAGATTCCCTACAGCATCACGGAGCGGGGTGTCAGTGACGAGGTGGTGGCGGACAGGTACCAGATGTGCGATTTTACCACGGAGCGGTTTTTCCATTTACAGTACGGCAGCAACCGCATCTCCGTGGTGCATGAGGGACTGAATATTCTGAATGTTATGGTTGAGGGGAGGATCAGCTATGAGACCGTATAACGTGGAAATCTTCACGCAGGACTTTGAAATGGTGGGAAATACCAATGTAAATGAGATCACCTACAAAGAGGACTATTTATCATCGGACGGCAATACCGTGACGGTGCTTGCCCTGCCCGGCGTGAAAAAGCAGGATTATATCCGTATCAGCAGAGGGGATGAGGAGTATGCCGGAATCGTGACGGAAATAGGGTATGGAACGGATAAATCCAAAAAGCTACAGACCATTTC